TCCTACTACTCAACACCGAATGGACTCCAGTAGACCGTGGCAGTGAGGAGAGCGAGTATGACAGGGACGAGGTAGGAGCAGGAGGGTATTAAATGGACGAGGAGACACAGTAAAAATGACTACTGAAAAAAAATTAGAAGCGTTAATGAAGAATGTGAATATAGCCAATACACTCTCGCCTGAGCGGTTAAGTGAGATTGGAGCAAAGGTAACGAAGGACTATGATATTGATTTCGAGTCCAGGAGTGACATAGATAAGATCAATAAAGAGGCTATGAAGCTCGCCAAGCAGACCTATGAGGAGAAGTCCACCCCATGGCCCAAGGCTGCTAATATCAAATATCCATTAATCACAGTGGCTACTATACAATTTGCAAGTAGAGCATTCCCGGAGTTGGTTCCTGACGAGAAGATTGTGAACTTTAAGATAACCGGGGATGATGAGGACAAAATTAAAGAGGAGAGGTCGGAACGAGTAAGTATGTACATGGATTACCAGCTTACGGAAGAAATACAAGGTTGGATGGACGGTACAGACCGAATGCTTCACAACTTACCTATCACAGGTACTTGTTTCAGGAAGATATATTTTGACAGCCTGAAGGGTGTTGTGGCGTCCAAATTCCTAACCTATGACGACGTTGTAGTTAATGCTAAAGCAGAGGATTTAGAGTCCGCGAGACGTATATCACATAGATTATACAGGTATGATAACCATAAATTCGAGATGATAGCAAAAGGCCTGTGGAAAGATACAGAGTTGGGTACTGAGAGCGACGAGGACGGGGATGACGACGCGCCACGGCTATACATAGAGCAGCACAGGTGGTTGGATTTGGACGGTGACGGGTACGAGGAGCCGTATATAGTTACGGTGCATAAGTCTACCAGTACTGTAATGCGTATTGTGGCGAGGTATGATGCGGACGGCGTCATATACGATGATGGTAAGTTAGTCAGAATCGAACCTATACAGCATTTCATCAAGTATCCGTTCATCCCTAATCCGGATGGGGGATTCTATGACATTGGGTTCGGAACGCTCTTATATCCCATAAATATCTCGATAAATACGGTAATAAATCAATTACTTGATGGTGGTACCCTCGCTAATACCGGGGGTGGATTTCTTGCAAGGGGAGTTAAGCTCCACGGTGGAGAGATAAAATTTGCACCTGGGGAATGGAAGAAGACCGATGTTATGGGTCAGGATCTAAAGAGTGGTATTTTCCCATTACCGATACAACAACCGTCACAGGTGCTATTTCAGCTACTCGGGTTGCTCATATCCGCAGGTAAGGATATTTCTTCAGTTCAGGAGGCTATGGCAGGACAAAAGCCAGGTGAGAATGTGTCAGCAGCCACAGTTACGGCACTGATAGAGCAAGGATTGAAGGTATTTAGCGGCATATATAAACGTATATACCGGTCTTTGAGGGACGAATTTAAGCTTATATATCGTTTAAATTATAAATTTGCTAAAGATAAGAAGTATTTTAAAGTTGTAGACCGGAAAGTATCAAAAGAAGATTTCAGTAACGACGGGTATGATATCCAACCTGCGGCTGAACCTATTTTCTCACTTGAGACGCAGAGAGTCGGTCAGGCAGAGTCGCTACTCAAAATATCAGGAAGGCAGGGCTTGGATGAGGAAGGTATCACAGCGCAGTACATAAAGGCTATTAAAGCACCGGCGGCGCTAATGCTACCACCCGAGAAAAGACAGAAACCACCGATGGACCCGAAAATGGAGCAGATTAAGTTAGAATATGATAAATTTGATCACGAGAAGAAATCCTCGCCATTAAAGGATATGAAGATATTTGCAGAGGTAGAGGTACTAATCACACAGGGGATAGCGAATATTGCTAAAGCTGAGGCAGCGGAAGAAGGTATACAGCTTGATCAGTATAAAGCGTTCCTTGAGGACATAGGTAATAAGATGGAAGGGATGAAAGATGAATATGAGCAAAGAGGAGTTCGGGGCGTGGAAGGCAAACCCAACAACCAAAAAGGTGCTCAGGCTACTCCGAGACCAGAGGGAGGTATGGGCCGACGGGCTAATTAACGGCGCTTCATTGAGGGGCGACGGGAGTACAGCAGAGGCAACAGGCAGATCAGTAGGGGTTATTTATGGACTTGACCTCTTACTGGAAATGGAGGTAGAGGATGGCGAGTAATAGTAGCGGTCTGCTACCAGTCGAGTACAAGATATTAGTTAAGCTCGACAGTGTGGCCGATAAAACAGCCGGTGGTATAATTATACCAATAGCGCTTGTGGAAAAAGAGAAAATGGCGCAGGAGCAAGCGACACTAATAGCGGTGGGTGGTAATTCGTTTGACGACTTTAAAGACCCTGTGCCTAAGGTAGGTGACAGGGTATACGTCGCTAAGCACGCCGGCTATAGGGTAAAAGGCATAGACGGTGAGAAATACCAGTTAATGAACGACAAAGATATAGCAGCAATTATAGGGGGTTAGGTATGAGACACGTGGAAAAGGCGTACAATACTTATTGTACGGGGCAGTACCCGAAAGTTCCGACGGCTTTCATAGAAATAGAGAATTGTGAGGACGTTAAAGGGGTCGCTCCGATAGTTAAATTTACTATTCAATCCGATCCGATATCAGAAGTAGGGGTGAATGGTTGCCAGGCGTTAGATATGCTCGACTATGCCAAATGTCTGTTTCAGTCGTTAAACGACGCGTTCCCGTGCAGGGAGAATGCTCTGACGATTACTAAGTTAGAAGAGGCTATTCATTGGCAAGAGGCGAGGACTAAAGACAGAGAGTGCAGGCAGGTTGAAGGCAAGAATGAGGCTTAATATAGCAGCAATTATAGGGGGTAACGAGGTATGACAGACGTAGAACCACAGGAACCTACCGAGGAAGTAGCACCAAAGGTAGAAGAAGAAGCAAAGGTTATGGGTTGGGTGCCCAAAGAGGAATTTAAGGGCGATGCCGACCGATGGGTAGAGGCAGAGAAGTTTGTTGCACGTGGGAAGAATGAATTGCCTATAATGCGGGAGCGGATGGGCAAGCTTACCACCACGGTACACACACTTAATGGAACGGTCAAGAATCTTAAAAAGACTCTCGGGGAGTTCCATGAGTTCAATAAGAACTCAAGGGAGAAAGAGTACGACAGGGCACTTAAGGACTTATCTGCAAAGCAACGTGTGGCTGCTGAAGAAGGGGATATTGATACCTTCGATAAGGTCGAGGAGGAAAAAGATACCCTTCTCCAAGAGGCACAGGACGAGGTTGTTCCAGACGTTGATGGTAATGCTACAGACCCGGAGTTAGATGAGTGGATAGCGGACGGGAACGATTGGTTTGTTAATGATGATTCTCTCGGTGCTTACGCCGCGAGTATATCTAAATATGTAGCCTCGCAGAATAAAGACTTGACAGGCAAGAAATTCTATGACAAAGTGAAAGAAGAAGTTAAGGCAAGATTCCCGGATAAGTTCGGGAACACAAAAAGGGCAGCACCCACTCTTGTAGATAGCGGTGCTGACGAGGCAGTTCCAACCCCAGGCAAACATACGTACGCCAATTTACCGGCAGACGCGAAGCAACAGTGCACCAGATTTCTCAAAGAGATTCCTGGATTCACCAAAGATGACTATGTGAGGGATTATGAGTGGGAATAAACAGGCAGCAAGAAAAAAAAGAGTACCGTTAGGGGTTCCACGCCAGAGACTTGCCGTAACAGGCAGACCTGGATTTAAAAATCGGTGGATAAATGATATAGACGGTAGAGTAGACCGGGCACTTGAGGGTGGTTACGCTTTAGTTCAACGTGAAGACGCTGAATTTAAAGATAGTGATACCGCCAATCGTAATGATGATCTCGGTGGGGCTATATCAAAAATTGTTAACTCGGATGGTACTAAGGCATATTTAATGGAGATATCAACGTCCATGTATAACGCGGATCAGGTTACGAAACGCAGGGCGTTAAACGAAACTGAAGATGCGCTCAGACAGGGCGCCGACAGTAATGGCGGTAGACCCGGTACCGAGGGGAGGTATATCCCACGGGAGGGCATTAAGATAAATAATTAGGAGTCAATTATGGCTAATACAGACGCGCCTTTAGGGTTAGTACCTATTCGGCATAAAAACGGGGCACCGTATAATGGAGCGGTAAGTGCATATTACCTGAGATCGGACTATGCTACAGCTACATTTGTGGGAGACCCGGTTGTGGTAACAGGAACAGCGAACCTTTTAGAATTTCTCGGTAACGCACCTGGAACATTACCAACGATCAATAAGGCTACTGCCGCTGGCGGTGCCTATACCTCGGGAGTTATTGTAGGTTTCAGTCCACTTGCGACTGATCTTACAAAGACCTACAATGCGGCGAGCACTGAAAGAATTGCTTATGTTGCTGACGATCCTGATCTTGTATTTGAGGTTCAGGAAGATAGCGCAGGGACGGTTCTTGACGCTACTGATGTAGGGTTGAATGCGGATTATGTTTTTACACACGCTGGTTCGACAACTACAGGTAAGAGTGGAGTGGAACTTGACAGAAGTACTATCAATACCACTAATACTTTGCAACTGAAAGTACTACGACTTGTTAATAGAGTCGATAATGCTCTTGGTGACAGTGCGAAGTGGGAAGTTATGATTAATCTACATACACAAAGGTACCTTACTGGTATTTAAAGGAGGTTTGATATGGCAGTTATAACAACCAGTAATCACCCGAAAGCATTATGGCCTGGAATTAAGGCATGGTGGGGGCGTACCTACGGTGAGCACGATGAGGAGTTTAAAGACCTCTATGATATCGAGACCTCCAGTAGAGCATATGAAGAAGATGTGCAGTTAACTGGATTTGGACTTGCACCACGCAAGGAACAAGGTAGCGCGACTACTTACGACGACGAGACTCAGGGGTATGTATCTCGGTATACGCACGTAGCGTATGCTTTAGGCTACATTTGTACTTTTGAGGAGCGTGAAGACGGTCTCTATGAGATGGTGAGTAGACGTAGAGCGCAGTCAAATGCATTCTCTATGCGTCAGACTAAAGAGATTGTGGCTGCAAATGTCTATAACAGGGCGTTTGATAGTGACTATGTATTC